GGGCCAGGGCGAGGTCGCGGGCGAGGGCGAGGTCGCGGGCGAGGGCGAGGTCGAGGTCGAGGTCGAGGGCGAGACCTTCCGCTAACTGCTTGGCAGTTGTGATTTCAGGTAGGTTCGCCAGTTCGTCGGCTGCTTTTTCATTTTCGAAAACCCGTAGGAGCTCGGGCACGACAGTGCGGACCGTCCAGTCTCCGACCATGATCACGCGCTTTACTTCAGCGGATGGATTGAACGTTCCGACGAGCCGCGGCACGAGCGGCTTCAGGAGACGGTCGCGGTCCGCGTCGCTCGGAAGCCGGTCGTTCCAGTTACGCAGAAAGGCGGAAATGATCGGGCAGGCGCACCGCGGATGATCGGACCACGGCTCGCCGGCGACGTAGGCCACCGCCTCCATCACGCAGAATTGCGAGTCCGGTTGATGAGAACCGTACTTTAGTGAGAGCTCCTGGATCTGCTTCCACCGTTCTTCGATCACCTGGTAGTTCATCTCCGCCTCCTTAGTTGACGTTCTTATCGGCGCCGGAACCGACGACGCCATGGATCTCCGCAACGTCCGGCCTCTGAACTTCCAGAGCGACCGGCTGGACCGCCCGGCGGAACGTCCAGATCCACAAGTACAGATCGCCGCGGAAGAGCACCTGCAGCCGTTCACGCCAGGAGAACCGCCAGCGCGTGATGATTTTTTGTCCGTCGTCGACCGGAAGCGCCGGCAGCGGCGCGTACTCCGGCTGGTCTTTCGCGAGCACGATCTCCAGGTGCTGGAACGCTGGAACGACTGGTGAAATCGATTTCATCTCCGCCTCCTCAGTTCGCGAGCCAGCCACGCGCGAGCGATTCTCGCTCGGCAATCGCGACAGCGTGCTCGAAGGATTCCGCAGCGAACGGCTGCTCGAAAGTCTGACCAGTGCCGGACATCGCATCGACCGAGAAGCCAAGGACTCCGCGCTTCGCCGGCCCGTAGCAGATCGAGACGGTCACGCCGGCCTTTCCGAGAGCCAGCCATCGCTCGATGACCGGCGGTACAGAACCGCGGAGATCCGCGACCTCCCGCAAGGCGGTCATGATCCCGCGCGGCTCTTCCGGCGCCGGCACGGACCTGACCACGCCGCAACAAGAGCTCGAATACAGGTGAGGGGCGCGGAGGCCATCGCACGTAACCCACGTAGTCCACTCCTCGATCGCCGAGACTTCGACCGGCGGGAGCGAGATCGCCGGCGCCAGGTAAACATGCCCGAGCGTCTCGAACCCCGGACACGAGAGTTCCGCGCCGGAGTGTGAGCTAGGCGGTTTGCCGCAGTACCCGCAAGGCCCGGCTTCCTTCGCGGGTTCCGGTGCCACGTTTCCTGCAGCCATCGCCTGCAGTTTGGCGGTTGCGGCCTTCCAGCCGTCGCACTCGCACGCGGCGCCGATGGCCAACGGTTTCATGCAATACGCGCATATAAAGCGAGACCCCGCAGGAACCACGCTGACCGCGCCAGGAGCCGGCGTGGGAGCCGGAGGAGGAGGTACCGCGACCCCCGCGGGACGGATAAGATTTGCCGGCTTCTCCGGCTTCGTGCCTTCACGTTCTAGCCCCATTTGGCCTCCTAAACCACAGGACACGCAGTCCTTTTGTTAGCAAATGCCACTACCTAAACCGCACACCCTCACCGCGTTACAGACAGCGAAAATTCCGCGTCAATCGAGTGCCGTCTGGTGCCACGGATAAATCTCGCTTTCCGCGAAAATTTCTGGCACGCTCCGTGCATGGAAAACGAAAAACGTCCCGGCGAAACGCCCGAGCAAACGGAGTTCTTCGAGGACATGCCGCGGTGCACTCCGCTCCCGTCGAAGGTCATCTGGACCTCGACCCCATGCGGCCCCGCGTTCCCGGCAGATCTTCTTGGCGATTCGCCGGAACAGCTTTACGCAGCCGACAGAATGGCCCGCGCCAGCGGTCGACCAATCGAAGAGTGCATCAAGGAACTCCGCCTGCAGGCCAGTGCGCCGCCGAATCCCTGGAAGTAGACTCATGCCGGCACCTTCTCGGCCGCCCACTTGTCCCGGATCTCTGGCGGATAGCTCTCGCAGCGGCCGCCTGGAAATACGTGGTAGAGATTCGGATCGAAGGCGCACACCGCCCAGATCGGCCGGTACGAAATCACCGCGAACGTCCGCGCTTCTCCGAGTGACTGGAACCCCCACGGTGATGTGCGCGTCGACGGCGGCGTCATCTTCACGTTGGCGATGTTGTAGATCACGCCGCTTTCCCTCCGCCAATGACTTTCCCTGTCGAGAGTCCCTTCGGAGCTGGCTCGGGTGCAGTGAGGTGCTTGCCATTCGTCGCAGGCGCCAGGAACTCGCTGCTGCCAGTCCTGCCGTCTTCGTCCTGCATTAACTTCAGGTACTGCACTTCCAATTTCGCCGAGCCGATGATGGCTTGCGCGACCGAGCTGATCGCCTGCGCGCGCTTGACGTCCATCGGTTTGTCCGGGTCTTTCAGCGCTTCGAGCGTTTCGAAGAGATGATCACGAAGATCTGCGATTTTGTTTTTTGCCACGCTCCGCCTCCCGTATTCGCCTCTTGAGCACGCCGGCCTCGAGGATCGTCGACGCCAGTTCCCTCGGATACATCCGGTGGATGCTGTTCCTGATCCGCAGCTCCCGCCGTGTGATCAGCTCCAGGTTCTCGAGCGCGCAGTTTCGTTTGTTGCAATCCCTGAACACGACCGCGTGCCCCGCCGGCACGGGACCGTTCGCGTCGATCCACGTTCGCCGGTGTATCAGCTCCCACACCTTCGGAGCGCCGAACCCGCCCGGGCCGTCCGCGATTTTCTTCCGCAGGTAGCCGTCTGCATCCGGCCTTATCGTTCCGACGGGCAGGTAGTTTCGCGAACGCTGGCCTTTCTTGAACTGCGTCTCGCGCATCCGTCCGCGTCCGATTGAATAGCCTGGTCGGCGCAGTCCCTTGTTCGCCGGCACCAGCCCGGGCCGGAATCGAAACGCGGCGCCGCTCTCGAGCAGTTTTTGTTTCCACATCGCGCGCAGCGTGCTCATGAGCTCCGCGCCTTTCTTCAGACCGAGCCGCCGCGCGCGGTTGTAGATGCAGTAGACCGGCAGCCGCAGAGCTTTCGCGATATCTTTCGTCACTCGTTCCGGGTACAGCCTTCGAATGAGAGCATCTTCCTCCGGCGTGAAACGATGCTTGTAGCCCTTGTCCAGGTGCAGCTTGCTCGCTCGGGACTTCACCGACGTTGGCGTTCGTCGGAGGGCCCTCGCGAGCCGGTCGAGCGGGAACCGAGCGTAGAATCGACGCAGGTACGCTTCATCTTTCGCCTTCCACTTTTTCGGTTTTGCCCAACCGGCCCTCATGCCGGCACTTCCGGCGGGAATGCCCGCTTGCCCTTCCGGTGCTGCACCGTCTGCTGCTCGACGAACTGCGCGAGATCCCGCAGACAGTCCTGTTCGAAGACCGTGAGCGCCTCGGCGAAAAAACAGTACCGGCGCCACGGCGTCCACCACTTCACAACCCCGAGATGCGACGGCGGATTTCGCAGATTCCAGACGTGCCACACGTCGGTCCTCGCGCCACGCCGGCGCTCCTCGAGATTGAAACTGACCCACTTCGCCACTCAGCCCTCCGCGACCTCAGCGTCCTCGCCAGCTAGGATGTGAGCGTCGACGCGGTCCGCGTCCGGCGGCTCTTTCCTCGCTGCTGGTTTCTTCTTGCCCGGCTTCTTTTTCTTGGCCGGGTTCCCGGTCTTGCCTTTTTTTCTCTTCACGCGCTGCCTCCTTTTTGTTCACTGCCAAAGCCAGTTTCTCCGTCGCCGCGGCCCGATGGTCGGCCGACGGATGCGAGTACTTCATGGTCTGCCTGATGTCCGCATGGCCGAGGAGCTCCTGCACGACGCGAAGGTCAACGTGTTCGTCGACGACCAGGCGCGTAGCAAATGTGTGGCGAAGATCATGCCGGCGGACGTTCTTCACGCCGGCGGCTTTCACGGCGTCCTCAAACCACTGCCGCCAGTCCCGCTTCTGCGAGCCGTCATTGTCGGGACAGACGAACTCTCGCTCGCCAGACATCGCATGTAGTTTCCTCAGCGCGGCGATCGCGATCGGGTTCGCCGAAACGTCGCGCGTACCTGTTTTCCCTTTGACCGTGAGGTTCCCGTGCTCGAGGTCCACATCTTTCCAGCGCAGGGAAAACTGTTCGCCGCGGCGCATTCCGGTGTGCAGCGCGAGATCGAACTCCCACTCGTGCTGGTCGGCGACGAGCTCCTTCCTGATCGCCGCCTCTTCTTCCGCCGTGAGCCACCTGGTCCGCGCGTCGTTCTCCTCGTAGCGCTCCACGCGCCGGACCGGATTCGTGGCCACCAGGTTGGCCTTCTCCGCGTAGCTGAACACACTCGAGATGAACGAGCGGTAGCGGTTCAGCGTGGAATTCGTGAGACCGGATTCCTTCAGCGTCGCGAGCGTTTGCTCGATGCGCTCCGGCGTGAGCCGGTCAAAGCGCACGTGCCCGATGAGCGGCGTGAGCTGGCCGAGCCGGATCGTGTCCGTCTCGATGGTCCCCTCAGCGAGGCGTTGCGCCTTCCGCTTGATCGCTTTCTCGGCTAGTTGCTTGAACGTCCATGCGCGCATTTGCCGCGGAGGGATGTACTCGCCCTTCTTGATCTGCTGCCGGCGTTGCGCCAGCATGTCGAGCGCCGCCGTCAGCTTTCCTGCCTTCTCCCGCCGGCGTTTGCCTTCGGTGTCGAAGTAGGAAATCCAATGCACGCCGCTCTCGGGCGGCCGCTCGAAGATGCCGCGGATCTTCTCCATGGGGGGACCTAGCCGATGATCGGAACGTCCGTGAAACTTCGCCCCCGGAGCCAGGCCGCGATAGCAGCGACCGCCCCGAGTTTCCAGCGGCCGCCGTCGCCTTCGTATAGTGCGAGCCGAGCGCTGCCGTTCTCGATGCGCGCGCGGAACACGAACATCGAGAGCACCTGGTCGATTTCGGCGAACGTCCGGTATGGCGCCAGGTTCACGAGCGGCCGCACCGTCACCTCGCCCTTCAGCGCGATGCCCTGCTTCACGGCGACGCGCTGCGCGAACCCGTCGTCCACGTTCGACACGGCGTTCTCCGCGGTGATGTGCGAGGCGAGGTCGAGGACGTAATCGAGGTCCTTCACGTAGGACCCGTCGTCGGCCTGGACTTTCACCCGCTGAAAGTGCTGCTGCGCCGTGATGATGAACGTCTCCGGATCCAGCCAGGTGCCGAACGCGAACCCCTTCAGTTCCGGGTACTTCGCTTTCGCCCACACGCGGCGCCGGCCGTACTCGTCGGCCTCGCGAGCGATGAGATCGACCTCGGTCGGCGACGTGATGTGAACGAACAGATCGCCCTTCGTCTTCGCGTCGTCGAGATCCCCGGCCCACAAGTCCACGAGGCCCTCGAGCGTCGAGCATGCGACCGGCTGCGGTGCCGGCGGGATGATGAGGGTGAGCGGCTTGTCGGTGTAATCGAGATCGCCGAACTTGGGAGTGTTCGGCGGAGAGAGAGAGAGAATTTTATTGATCGAGTCGGAATCCGTGCTCATTGCTGTGCCCTCCTTCAGAGATTCGAACCGCTTCAACATGGCCTCCGAGGCCCTAGTTCGCTTTAGGTTTTTCACTTGCGGACGTCCCGTCGAACAGCCGGATCTGCTGCGGGTCGTGCGCGATGGCCACGAGCACCGTGCCTCGCCGGTGCAGGAAGACCGTGCCCTTCACCGCGGTGGTCGGAACCGTTTTCGATTTGCAGGCGAACGTCACCTGCGCGCCGGAGCGGTCTTCGAACGGCTCGAGCGTGAACTCGAGCGTGATTTTCCGCTTCGCTTCCGGGTCGGTGTTGACGTCGCCGATGTTCTCGAGGACCTCAGCGAACTCCCGCTGAAAGCGTTCCTCGACGGCGCCGCCGCACAAATTGCTGAGAGTGACTTTCTCGGTATCCATGTAACCTCCTCATCGAATCGGACTAGTGGTGTTGGTGGACCGCAGCGCGTTTAGGCGCGCGCGAGTTTGGGTTTCAGGGAGCGCGGCCGGTACCGTTTGCTCCCGACCGCGCGGGAGTGCTCGTAGATGTCCTCGAGGGAGAGCTCGACGCCGCGCTCTTTGGCGAGCGCCTGAATCTTGATCGCGTTCGAGGGGTGCGGGGACGTGGAGCCGTCGATCCAATGCCAGATCGCGGAGGAGTGAATGCCGAGCCGGCGCGCGAGCTCCTCCACGACGAAGCCGCGAACGAACTGATCGAACTTCGTCTGGCCTTCCAGTTTCTTGGGCATGGGGACCTCCTGAAATTTCGGCAGACGGTTTTTCGGGGACGGTCTGCCAGCGGCCCACTCGTGGGGGTTACTTAGGCGCCGGCTGCCGCGCCGGACGCCGCCGGAGTGTTCGCGACTACTGCGGCCGCGAGCGGATCGGCGTGCGCCTTCAGGTCAGCGGACAGCGCTACGAGTTTCGCCTTGTCAGCGGGCGAGAGGCTGGCTGCCGCTGCGACCGCCGCATCGATGCGCGCTGCGACTCCGTTCACCAAAAGCGTGGCGGAATCCACGGCGTCATCGCTGGCCTTCACCTGAGCGACCAGATCATCGATTTCCTTCATGGGGACTTCTCCTTTCGAGCATGGATTTAACTGCAACAAAGTCGCGTGTTTTCAGAGATTTAAGGGAAGCCAGAGACGCGCAGGACTACCTGTGGTTAAATCGAAACCCGCTAGGGAGCGGCTTTCAACATAGCCACACAAATTAGGCGAGGTCACCGCGACCCCCTGCACCTGGTAGTTCGACACCCGGATCTCGGGCACCGTCACCGCCAGAATCCGCCTCTTGCTTTCCCGGTTCATGAACCGCCACTCAAACAGCGGAGCCAGCGCGGTCATGAGCGACCGCAGCGACACCTTCTGGACCGGCGCCTCGCGGAGCAGGAGCTCCTCCGTGCTCTTCAGTCGCACGTCGATTTCGGCGAGCCGCAGGTCGCGTTCTGCCTTGGTGAGGACCGCCTCGAAGAACGCGTCCAGGACCCGGCTGCGCTTCGCGCGGAGATTCGTGAGCTCCGCCTGCAGCCGCGCGATGCGCGTGCGCGACGTGTCCGTCTCGGACTTGGCGTCGAGATCGCGGAGCAGCCCGGTGAGGAACTCCTGGTTCGTGAGCCGCTCGGTGAAAATGCCGTCGAGCTTTTCCTCGAGCCGGTCTCGCTGCATGTACGGCGTCAGGCACTGCCCCTCTTTGTGCCAGAAGCGCCGCCGGCAGCCGTAGTAGAAAGCGGTAGCGATGCGCCGTCTCTTCCCGCTGCCGCCGCTGGCGTTCTTCCCGTAGAGCGTCGACCCGCACTCGCTGCAGAGCAGGAACCCGTTGTAGGTGAAGTTGTGCTTCACGCCCGAGCGGTGACGCCAGTGGTGCGAGTCCTTCAGCATGACGATTTCCTGCACGCGCCGGAATTCCGCCTCGGTCACGAGCGGAGTGTCGATGACCTTCACGCGAATGACCTCGTCGGGATCGCGGAGGATCTTCGGCCGGTCGCCCTGGCGGCCGCCGGCGGAGTAGCGCTTCGCACTCGGCGCCATGTTCCGTTTTTTGTCGTAGACGCGCCAGCCCATGTAGATGGGATTGGTGAACAGCGTCCGCATGCCCTGCGGAGTGAACCCGAGCGGCTTCGCGAGTTGCGTGTAGCTGGTTTCGCCGGAGAGCAGCCGGCGGAATGCGTCGCGGACCATCTCGGATTCCGGCTTGAAGAAGAACCCCTGCTCCTTCGAGTAGCCCACGCCGAACGGGAGCGCGACGCCGCCCTGCACGTGCTTTCCGTCGCGGCGCATCTCTTCTTTCGCGGTCCAGACACGCTCCCGAATTTCCGAAAGTTCGTTGCCCGAGATGATCGCGCGGAGACCTGCCACAAGTTTTCCGGTTTTGCTGTTGAAGTCCAGCGGCCCATCTGGAAGATACAGCAAAGTGCCGGTGTCCTGGAAAACTTGGAACAGCACGTAGTCGCCGAAGTTATCGGGACGCATGACGCGGGAGAACTCGCGCACCACCACGCCTTTGATATCGGGAGCCTCGATGAGCCGGAGCAGTTCCTGCATCTCGGGAGTCCGCAGCACCGCGGTCCCGGAGACGTCCGACATCTCGATGGACTTCGAGATCGTGAGACCGTAGGCCGCCGCGGTCTTGCGGTTCACCGCGCGCTGCGCCGGGATGCTCGCACGGTCCTCGGCAGCCTGCTCGGACGTCGAGACCCGGATGAGCTCAATGACTTTTTTCACGCGGCGCCTCCTCGATTTTTTCTTCGACTCCCACAATTTCCGCCACGAAGTGTAGGACCCCGTCGAGGTCGTGCGCTTCGTACGCTGTTCGCAGGTTCGTGAGGATTCGCTGCCGCTCTCTGCCGATTTCGACGAGAGCATCGATGAGACCGGACTGAGTTTGAGAAGCCATTCGCCTTGACTCCTTTGTTCTCAAGAGGAACCGTTGCTGGAAAAGTGAGAAGAGGGGGCAGCGGTTTCTACTGAGTTTTTCTACTTTCTTTCGAAAGGGTCGCCGACGTTACTATTACTCAGGAAGACGTGTCAAGAGAAATAGTACAGGGTCGGTACCGTAACCCATGTAGTTACAGTAGTTTAACTTCTTTAAGTCACTCCTGAGGTACCGTTGACCAGAGGGTAACGTCACTTGCAGTGCCCCGAGCCGCAGACAGCGGCCGCGCCGGCCAGGATGCCGATCCCGAGCCACTCCGCAGCCTTCTTGATCCGCTGCAATTTGCTCCCGCCCTTCGCCGCGGTGACAGCCTCGTTGCGTTCCTTCGTGAGTGCGACGATCTTCACCGTGTCGTCGGCTTTGTCCTGTTGGAGTACCAGAACTTTCTGCTGGCATTCCTTGCAGGACGCCGCGAAGTCGAAGAGCGGCTTTAAATCCGCCGCCGGGATTGTGGCGGTCTGTCCGGGTTGGACCCCCGCGACATTGGGGTTGCCCTGCGCCAGCGCCGCCGGGAGATTGAGCGTAATGGGTTGGGGAAGGGGAAGTACCTGAGGCAACGCCTGAATCACCTGTGTCGGCGTCTGTGTGCGTTTTTTGAGGTCCTCGAGCTGCGCCAGCGAATCCCGGAGAACCGCCGCACGAGCGTCCTCCCGTTTGCCGGCCTCGGCGATGACGGAGTTCTGTGCGTCGAGAGTCGCCTTCAGACGGATGCCCTCCTCGCGCGCCCCAATCCACGAACCGCCGATGATGCCGATCACCACGAGCGCGATGAGCGCGCCCGCAATTTCAAGCTTGTGTCTTAGGGTCAGCATCCGGTCCTCCTGGCTGCGCTGGCAAGTTCGCCGCGAGCACGTTCTCTTGGATCGAATGCCCGAGTACGAGACCGCCGAGCGTTCCCATGAACCCGATGTAGGCCGGCGTCATCTTCCCGAGAAAAACCATCACGTGCCCCGAGATGAAGAACGCGATGAAGAACGCAGTCGATCTCCCGTGAGTGACCTGGAGGATCTTGTGCGAGATATTTCGGAGCCACTCCATGCGGCTCATAGTTTCTTTTCGATGTCGGCGATGACTGCGGCGACCTTGTTCTTCGCCGTTTGAGTATCGGAGTCGAAAGCAGCCCTGAGCCGCCCTGAGAACGCCTCGAGCTCTTGCTTCGATGCCGTCGCCTTGGCCGCCAAGATCGCGTGGAAGACCGAACCGACAACAATTCCAATGAGTAGGCAGAGAACTGCCACAACGAACATGTACATTTACGTTACCTCCTGTGAAGTGCCCGCCGCTGGCGGGGGATTTCTGACCGCGGTCACGAGCCGCGTGACGGTGTCGATAAAGCGGACCCATCCGGTGAGGCCGCCGTTCACTTTGCGCCGGACCATTTCCCAGTTCTCCTGATTCGCGGCCGCCTGGACGCCGCGCTCGTGAAAGAACAGCGCCAGGATGTCCGCGGCGACGGCCGGGTCGAGCGCGAGATCGGGATTCGCCACGAGGTCCCGCCCGATTTCCGCGCCGAAGTGCGCGTAGTTCGACCGGCCGGTGATTTGCACGAACCCGCGGCCGCGGAACCGCACGCCGTCGCCGGGATTCGTGTTGCCGAGGTCCTTCCTGTTCTCGTACAGATTTGTGAGGTACGTAGGACCGCCCTGCTCTTTGATTGGACCAAACTTCCCCGTCTCGATGGCCACGGTCGAGATCGCCGCGACAGCGCACAGCGATGAGTAGATGCCGCGCCGGTCGAGAGCCGCCTCGAGCAGCGGCCAGTTCGCGCTGACGTTCACGAACGGACCGTAGGGTCCGAGGATCGCCGCGATGATTTCCGGCGAGAGCGGGAAGTTCATTTGTGCAGGTACCCCTTCACCAGTTCGTAGAGCATCGTCACGAGCCCCGAGAGCACGGCGGTCATGATCCAGTTCTTTATTTTCAGAGTCGACCCCGCGCTTTCGAGGATGCGGATCTTGTTGTGGGCCGCCTGGATATCCTGATTCGCTTTTACCATCTGCGTCTGGGACAGGATCGCGGCCTGGTCCGCTTGCCTGCGCTGTTCCCGCTGCATCGCCTCGAGCGTTTTCAGAACGTAGAGCCGCTCGTCGCGCCACTCGCCGGATGTGTCGACAGGACTCATATGCGGTCCGCTTTCGCAATCGCCGCGTCGCACTCGAAGAGCTCGCCGGCGAGTTCCTTCATGCGCGTGGTGAGAGCCGTCGCCGCGGTCTTCCGGGCTTCGTCGATTCTCGCGAGCAGCAATTCCCTCCGCAGGTACGGCGCGATTGCCCTGCGGTAGTCGGCATAGTCGGGGTCTCGCGGACCCTCGCCGGTCTTCTCGAAGTGCGCCTCCATCTTCATCGCGAGCGACCGCGCGACCGAAGCGATGCGGCCCTCTGGAGTGTCTTCGTAGTTGGTGGTGCGTCCGTTCATGGCTCCTGCAAATAGGCCGCGTACACTTTCACCTGCACGCCGCCCGTGCTTCCCGGAATCTGACAGATCGCCGAAACCTTCACCGCGAGCGTCGGCGCCGACACGCCTGCTGAAACTGCCAGCGAAACGGTGTTCCTCGCCACAGTTCCGGCGCCCGGTATCGCTGAAGCGAGCACGGTCTCGGTCACGCCGACGAACGCGCTGACTTTCCACGCGGGGAGTGTTTGCGACGGAGCCACGAGGTCGTTCTGCGTCACCTCGAAATCGACCTTGATGTGACCCGTGCCGCCGGTCGTCCCGTTCATCAGGTTGGCTTTCACGGCGACCACGTCCCCCGCGGCGCCGCCGCAAGTGAGCGTCGCGAACGTCGTGTCGTCGCCGTCGATGATGTTTCCCGGATTGAGGCAAACCCCGGTGTAGATGTCGTAAACACCCGTGACGACGGCGCTGTTCGCCCAGAACCCCGGAGGCCAGCCTCCGCCGCCAGACGGCTGGATCGCGATGGCCTTCACCGTCGTCGACGCGATGACGGAGATCGGCGTGGTATACAGCGTCGAGGCCCCGGTCGGCGTCGAGCCGTCGGTGGTATACCGGATATCGAACCCCTGGTCCTGTGCGAGCGTCACCGTCTGGTGCGCGGGATATTCGCCGCCGCCCATGCCCGTCGGCGCGTCCGCGACCGCCGGGATCGAAGCAACCGTGACGATGACTGCGTTAACGATGGACGACGAATAGCTCCAGACCGGATTCTCCGCGAACGCCGAGCCGAAGAAATTCCCGATTTCATCGAACGTCGCCTGCGAACCTAAAACGCCGAGACTTCCGACCGCCGTGGTGTTTGCTTCGTACTCCCGATTGGTCATCCCAGCACAGGTGGGGTTGATGTTCCCGGACCGCGTCGCGAACACCAGCAGCGCGTATTCGGTGACGTTGCGCGTGACGGAACTCGTCTGGATGAGCGTCCCGAACGGAAAGGAAAAGTCCGAGGTCCATCCGATTCCCGAGTTGATGCCGTCCACGTCGACGACAAAAAGTTCCCCTGCGTTCGGGGAAATCTCGTGGATCGAAATGAACATAAGGCCGGGAGCCGTCGACGTCGCGACGACCGCGCCGTTCGGTCCGACTTTGGAGTAGGGAATGAAAAAGACCTGCGTGAGGATGTCCCCGCCGAGTCCAACGGTCGACTGCCTCTTCGGACTCCACGCGCCGTGAGCCGTGTCCGCCACGGTGATCGTCGGGTACGGAGTCGAGTTGCTGTTCGGATCGATCCACGTCACCGCCGCGAGCAGTCCGTGTCCCGCGGCGATGTTCGAAGTGAACGTCGCTGAGACGGTCGTCCCGGAGCTCGCGTGATTGCTCTTCGACTGAACGAAAGACACGCTCACAGCAGCAGGCCTCCAACCGAGGTCGCGCTGAATTCATAGCGCCCTGGCGACGGGAGTGTTGTGGCCGTCCCGAACATCGTCGTCGAGACTACCTGAGGGAAATAGCTCGAGAGCAGCCCAACGTTCGAAGAGATCTCGAGAGTCGTGAGCTTCGTGAAGTCGGCGTCGTCGATGGCCCGCTGCGCCGCGGTGTAGGTGAAGGACTCCCCCGCGCCGGTGCTGATCGGAGCTCCGACGGCAGCCCCCGCGATTTTCTTCTGGACGGTGAAGAACTGTCCGACCTCCCCGGCGACGTCGGCCGCGTCCTGCTGGACGGTGAGAACTTGCGTGAGCCGGTTCCGCGAGCTCCACGTGACCGTGAGATCGCCGGCGACGGTCGCCGGCCGAACTCCGTAGGCGTGTCCGTTCACGCTGATGTTTCCTGGCGGGTACGGCCGCAAGTGCCGCGAGCGCGTGGTGAGCGTCACGTCGGACGCTGCGGAGAACAGGAGCTGGTCGACGGAGGAGTTCGGAGTAAAGCGCGCCGTCACGGTGAGGTCCGCGGCATACGGCGTCGGCTTCGTCACGTTCGCCCCGAGCGAAAAGAAAAACACCTTCGCGCCCAGCGCGTGGTTCGCGGGGACCGTGTCGAGCAGACCGCGCGCGACGCCTGCGATGGTGTAGGTGCCGTCCGAATTCAGCGTCGGTGTAGTCCACGCCATGATTTCGTTGTCGATCATGCAGAGATTGACGCCATTCGCGAAGTCGGTGGATGACGCGGCCGCAAGCTGGTCGAGATCGACGCCGCCCGTGGCAGATAGAACGAACCCGGTGGAATCGAACGCTGCGAGACCGGACGCATACGCGGCGTTAAGCACGCCGACGGGACAGAAACTCGATGCAATCCCCGAGTCGGCGAAGCCGCTGCCGGGGTTGAGCCAGATCTCGAAAGACTTCTCGTTGACCGCCGGATCGCGCCCGGCCATCGCGAGCGCGTAGATGCCGAGCGGGAGCGACTCGCTCTGCTGCAACAAGTAGGGAAGTTCCACGAGCTGCGCCGCAGAGCACGGCGTCGCGGCGCCGGCAGGATTCGCCCAACCTGAGCCCGGAGGCGCGACGAACGCCACGCTGTTGATCCCGAAGATATCCTCGACAGCGTCGATGCTGATCTTCCCGTCGGTGAGCTCGCCGTAGCTGATGCGCGTGATGCGAAACACCTGGTTCACCACGCCGAGCGGAACCCACGTGAAACGGAAGAGGCCGCCTGGCCGGAACTGCCATGCGCTCCGGTTCGCCACGAGCTTGATCTTCGCCAGGGGATAGGTGAGCGTCTTCAGGACACGCATCGCCACGAGCGCCGCGGCGGCCTCGGAACTGATCCCCTTGAAGTCGATGATTTGCGGACGGACCTCGCCCGTGACGGCGATGTTCGCCGGATCGTAGGCGCGAATGGTGCGGTCTTCGAAGTTCGCCGCACGCGACGAATAGCGAACGTTGAGGAGATTGCTCGTCTCGCTCCACGAGCCGCGCGAAAAGTCCGGCGTCCCGGGGATGTTGTCGACGGTCAGGACTGGAAGAGTCGACGGGTCGTAGCCGCCGCGAGCGAGCACGATAGTGAAGAGACCCGTCGCCGGGTCGGTGTAAACCAGGCCATCGCAGTGGCGGAGGATCTCGCCGACGAGCTGGTCCGCGCTCGCCTGCGTGTCGAACTGCATCGATATGCCGAGACCCTCGGCTGCCAGCGTGACGGCCGCGGCTGCGAAACTTGTCGCATCCATCCGCGCCGTCGGGATGCCCAGACCGTAGTCGACGTTGGTGAGGCATTCGTAGACGGCCAGCGCCGGGTTCGCGTCGCCGGCGATGTTGGCGATGCTCGGCCCCTGCGACAGCGGATCGGGGCAGCGCCGCACAACGAATGCGAGCGGCTTCAGATAATTCGAGGTCCCGACATAAAGCTGCTTGAAGACCGCGTAGCACTTCCCGTGGTACGCGGAGGCGGTGTGCGAGTGCTGCGTCACGATGACGAACTGGTCCCCAATGGCGAACTGCGTCGCGCCCGTGGCAATGAGGAGATTGATCCGCGAGCAGGAGAAGGCCTGGTCCGCCCAACAGGCGGTCGAGTTCTCCGCGTTGTGAGTGGTGTTGCTTTGCGCGCCAGACCTCGACCCCACGACCGAAAACTTCATCTTCTGGAACGTGCTGTGGAGCGCGTTCGCGTCGATACCGATGGCGGTGACCGTGATCGTTTCATCGAGGGAGTTGCTGCCGGCGGCGAGCGAAGTGATCAGGCCGTTGCCCACGCCGTGGAAGACGCTGCCGATTCCAGACTGGTCCGTGACGATACGGTTCTGCTTCGCGCTGAGATAGTCGTCCGGCTGCTGCGTGGCGAGGCCGCGGTAGAAATTTATGATCCCGGAGATGCCGCCGCCGCCGCCCGGAGCGGTACCGCCGAAGAGATTCTTCCCGGCCGCCGTGACCTCGATGTAGTTCTCGGTCGCGTCGCCGTTGGCGATGACCGCCGTGGTGTTCGGGATGTTCTTCGCATCCGCTTGAATCTCGACCAGCGCGTCGACTGGACCGTGGCACAGCATGAACTGGCAGCCTAGGTAGTACTTGAACCCGGTGATCTGCGTCCGCCCTAACGCGAGGATTCCTCCGCCAGTCTTAATCGCAATGCTTTTGAGATCGCCCCACCACACCGTGTTCCCGCCTTTGATCATGCAGGTGCCGAACACCACGGGGATCGCGCGGCCTTCCTGCGCCGTCGGGACGGAGAAGTCCCCGAGCGCGGACGGCTGCGGCCCCACGGGATGCGGAGCGAGCAAAGCACCCACTACGGTCGTTGCGACGAAAAGCAGTAGCAAAAGCCAGAAGAAGACGTCACCTCACATTCTGCGAGTTAACCTACGCTCGCCGAGCCATCGAACGGGTTCACCGTCGGAATCAAATCGAACCCGAGAAAACTGATCGTCCGCCCGTAATGCGCGCACGCGGAAAAGGTCAAAGCGCAGCCGGCCGTTCCGCTGACTGACGCGCCGACGGCGAGATCGGTGATCGGCGAAATAAGCGTCACCGTGGCCCCGGAGTGGCCGACGATCATCCGGAACTCGCCGCCGAATTGCAGGTATCCAGCCTGGAGCGTGTCCGGCAGCGCAGCGAACGCGGGGATCGTCAGCACCGTCCCGGTCGAATCAATCGCGGTGACCGTGCCGACGTAGGTGTGCGCCGCGAGGTTCGCGCCGCATCCCGCGTCGCCGAAAATGTGGGAACACGGCGCCTGGTAGAGCTGCTGCGGAATCTTCCGTTGGAGCAAGTACTGCGCGGAGTTGCAGGTGAGCTCGCACTGGTCCGTGAACCGCGCCGAGGCGATAACTCCGGTGAAGAGCACCACGGTCTCGGTGTCCGCGTAGTGAGAGCCGAAGACAGTGATGGCAATCGGCGAAGACGGCAGGTAGGGAAGCATCAGTCTGGCCAGCGCGTGATCCTTAGGGATGAACACTTTGATCTGGCCAGAGACGACTTCGTTCGACTGCTCGACGCCGGTGCGCGTGATCGTCTCCGGCGCGTACACCTGGCCCAGGTAGGTGATCGCAATCTCGGAACTCGTCAGAGCGAACGAGATGCCCGTGCCCTGGAATAAATAGAGCTCGTAAGGTTTTGCGCCGAACCCGGATTTTTCGAGAGCGTCGAAACTCATGGAAGTTCTCTCGGGACTTCCTCGAGCGAGAGCAATGACTCGGCATGCTCCGTGCTGTCCCACTTGATCGAGACGCGGTCAGACTCGAGCCGCGCGAGCGTGAGAAACGAGATCATCGTGGTAGCTCGAGGGAAGTTCTTCCCTGTCAGCGCCTCCAGCGTGAGAGTCTCGGTGCCGTCGCCGTTGTCGACCGCTGCGGTGATTTTTCCGTAGACGTTCCCGGAGCCATCCGTCGGAATGAAGGCGATGAACCTGCGCGCCGGCGAGGGGAAGAGAAACCGCGAGTAAAACTCCGACTTGATCCTGATGCCCAAGTCCGTCGAGAGCACATCCTGGTAGAGCACGAGATCCTGGTCCCACGTCGGAAGCCAGAACGGATTTAGTTGCCCGAACCGCCTCAGGATGAATGCGCGGAATGCGGTCACGTTCGGATGAGTGTCGAGCCACCACGGAAACTCCTGACCGACGATAGCCGTGCCTCCTTTGTCGATGATCTGAATCGGCCCCACTTTCGGATCGATGGTGACCATCGACCGTTTGTAGCTGCGCTTCAGCGGCGACTTCTCCCAATTCGGCGGGATCTCCAGAACGTCGAACCCTTTGAACTGCGTCGGCGACGTTGCCGGCGCCGGAGCTGGCTGGCCGGCCTCGCCGATGAAGTTCAAGTCCACGTGATCGATTTCGCTGCTATGCCTCGAGACGTCGACGGCTGCCGGCAGCCGGCAGAGAAAAATCGGAATGACGCGCGTCTGAGGTCCGCCCTTCCATGCGAACAGTGTCGGAGAAGAGACCGTCACCGAATTAGAAGCCACGCTCACGATGGAAAGCGCTTCGAACGTGAACTCATCGACCCAGATCGCTGCAAGACCGCCCGCGGCGAACTGGCGGTCCGTCGTGGACACGGGGATCACAAACGTGCCGGGCGCTATGTCGGAGAGCAGTGGCTGCGCGTCCGGCCACCAGGGGACGCCAAACGGCTGGTTCTGCCATCCCCAGATCAGCGACTCCATCCCGGCTGCGTCGCGAGCGTTGAGCGTGAGCGCGCGGTAGCGCATCGCGCGGCGTGGCAGTTGACGCAAGGCGCGCCGCTGCTCGTTGTCGGAATAGGAGCGGAGGACGTCCGTCAGGTACTCGAGCGTCTCCTCCATTCCCTCGCCCCACTCAGGAGCGATAGAGAAGAGCACGATGCGGGAGCCTGTTACTTGAACGTCAGCGCCGGCGATGCCGCTGAGAAAAGCGAACACCACATCCTGGCTGATCTGTGCTGGACCCACGCTCGGGATGGTCGCCTGGTAGATATAGGAGCCAAGCGCCGCGAAGACCAGCGGCTCGCCGTAGATGTCTGCGAGCGTGAGACCGCCGGAGCCGGTGATGGTGATGGATTCGAGCGTCTGATCCGAATCGCGGAAAGTGTTCCACACCTCGACAGGGAACTGCGTCGCCGAGAGAACGAACCCTAGCGCCTTCACGCGCGGAATGACGATGATCTTCTCGAAGAGCTGGCCGCCGAACGTCTCGACACGCTGGCCGGCGAGATTGTGATGAGAGATGGCAACCACGGGCTGGCGAACGCCGGCGTTCGCAGCCAGCGGGGAGGAAGCAAGACTCAAGAGTAGAGTGCCGGCGAACGCCGCTGCCGTGATGTTCGAAGAGCGGTTCGTCGGGTCCAGCCCGCCGGGAAATAAAATCTTCTGTCCTGCGAAATCAGCCATCGGACTCCTACTGCTTCACGACCGCGAAGTTCGGAAAGATTTTGTACGTCGTGCCGCCGAGCACGTATTCGGAGGCGTTCGAGAACCCGTTCCCGACAGCGTTCGTCGCAAAAATGTTCGGCACCGTCCCGAGCATCGAGAAGCCCGTGGTCGTGCCATCGCGCAGCACCCACAAGATGAGCGGGAGCAGGTTCGCCCGGCCGTCCTGCACGCTGGTTTGCTCGTACTGGAAGTAGGAGGTCACGGGGCTGTAGGCGTAGACCGGGAAATTCAACTTCACGGCTGAGCTCGCGCCGCAAACCGAAGTGTCGCCTTGCTTCCCCGTGAACCCGAAATCCGGCCCGGCTGTGGCGTTGTATATCCCGACCCATTTTCCAGTCCACGAGTCCACGTCGGCGCGGACAAACCCACACCCTCCGCCTTCAGGGTCGACATTCACGAAAGGACAATCGGAAGTGCTCGTGAAGCCTGGAGTGTTGGCGGGCGCGCCGGTTAAGCTGGTGTAGTAGCCAGAAGTAGAGCCGAAAAAATACGGACCTCCAGTGTAGCTCCCCTCCTTTTGAATCGAGAGACCCCATCCGATGTGCACGTAGAGGCCGGAAGTCTTCTCCACCACCACCACAATGTTGTCGGCGGTCGAGTCTGCGAAAAAATAGTAGTTCGGGAAAGGGCCGGCGGAGAGATGCATCCCCACGCCAATCGGAAACGTGGAACTCCCTATCGGAGCGCCCGTGACCTGATTGTTGAATGGCTGGCCCGAGTCGTACGCCGTGCCGGTGTACATGTGCACGCCGTAATGCGCGGTTCCGTAGCCGGCGTGCCAGGGGACGCTGCTTTCGTTCTCCACGGCGCGGAGATGGACGTAGTTCGCATTGTGGTGAAGCGACGCTGTCCATCCTGAGCCTTCGATCGCGCTGCGGTCCTGCGTCCAGCCCAGACTCACGAGCCAGGTCACGATCTGCTTTACCAGATCGGTCGACGAAGTCGCGCTCCCTGTCTGATAGCTCATGGCGCTCCTCTAACTCAGTCGAACTGCGAAAAAATCCGCCTTCGTGTTGCGGAAGACGTTTTGCACCACGAGGTAAGGAATTCCCTTGATGGTGATGGTGTTCTCGGACCCCTGTGAGAATCCGCTGGTCGCGTGGACGCCGTCGAGTTCACCGTACATGTTCGGAGTGTTGTCAAAGAGAACGACGGGGAGCAGCGGGTAGCCGCCGTCCAGATTCGGGCGCCAGTCGTAGTTCGTGCTCTGGTCGACATACGCGAACGGCCACACCTGCCCAAAAACCGTCTCGGTGTTGGCGATGTCGAACCCGCGCCACGCGAGTCCATCGAGCCGGAGCTGGAGCGAACTTCGATAGTCGAAACCCATCGCGGCCGCGTAGGGGATCGCGAAGTTTCGCATGTCGTTTCCTGTGTAGCTCCAGCGCCACGATGGACTCGTCGTCACGGGCTCGGTCTGAAACGCCAGGTTCCCTCCGACGATGAGCGGGTAGGGAAAGGAACCCGGAGCCATGTAGCTGTTCATGAGCCCGAGGTAGGCCGCGACGTAGACCGTCGAGACCTTCGCGACGATAATCACGCGCCGGCCGTTGGCGACGATCCAGTAGGGGATCGAAGAGTTCCAGAGCGTGAGGACAGGAGAAGGGTGAGCCTGCGACGCGCCGCCGACGTAACCTGGCTGTGCATTGAAAGCCAGTGCGGAGTTGTACGCGCTGAATCCGCCGAGCCGCCAGTTGTAGTAGTCGGTGCCGACGTCTGAGAAAACTTTCGCTCCCACGAAGATTTCATCGAGTCCGCCGTTGCCCGGAGCTTCCCAAATCATTTCGCTTCCCGCTACCCGCCGTTCTGAGGTCCATGGCGGACAGACCGCGAACGTGAAGACGTCCCCGGCGATGAACGCGGTCCCGCCGGCGGTGATGGTCAGATTCGCCTTCGTCGAAGCGAACGCCACTCCGACCGTGCCGGTCCCGAGCGAGCCGGAGACGGACCCCACCACACCGAAATGCGTCGCGTCGGTGAACGTGACGGTGATGACTTCTGCGACGCCGGCGGACCCGCCGAGCGCGGCGATGGTTCCATTACCCGTGCCGACGAAAGATGGAGTGAGCGCCATCCCGGTCGTCGTCAGAAACGTGTCGAGAACGTTCAACAGGTCGGCGTAGTCGGTCGCGGTTCCAATTTTGACGCTCATCTATGAGCTCCTCGAAAGTGCTTTTCCCGCGGCCTTCGGATTGTTCGCGAGGTGGGTGAGGATGATGTTCCCCGCCGCCTTGCTCGAGAGATGCTTCAGAATCAGACCCTCGTCGAGACCGATACCGAGGTTGATGTTCGAGTCGCCTCCACCGCCGCCGCCGGTTCCCACGAGACCGCCCTCGGCGAATTTCGGAAGAGCCAGGTGCTCGAACGAGGGGATCGTCAGTCCGCGGTTGATGGCCTCGAGATTGTGAACGCCGAATGAGGAGACCGCGTCGGCCTTCACGATGTACTCGCCAGGAGAAACGCGCGCCGGAATCGAGTCGGACTTTGGACCGCCAGGCCCCCTGATGAGTCCGCCCTCGGCCGCGCCGAACGTATTCATCCCGCCCACGGAGCCGCCGCCGGAGAACCCGCCCGCAGCCTTCAACAGTTTTGTGACAAGGAGTTGGATGTACATCTGCGCGATGATTTTCGCGATGGAGGACACCACGCTCGAGGCCAGGTTCCTGAACGCCAGGCCGACGTTCTGCGTTCCCTGGAAGAGCATGTCGAAGGCCCCCGACAGCCCGGTAGTGAGCGCGTCCTGCACGCCGGCTCTCAGAGTTTTCATTTGCTGCCCTGCGGTGTTGGTCGCCGACTTTACTTTGTCGAGGCCTTTCTGGTAGTCCTCGGCCTGCGCCTGCTGTTCTTCCGTCGTCGCGTTTGCCTTCATCTGGTCGGCAATTTGCTGCAGAGCGGGGAGCTGCTCACGGTAGAGATCGAGGATCTGTTGGTCCGCCTGGAGCTGGAAGAGTTTCCCGTTTTGAACCTTGTCCTCGATGGCGGCTTTCTTGTCCTCGAGGAGCTTCAGGCCCGCGGAGCTGGCCGTCTTCTCCTGAGTGAACGTGGCCTCGGCCGTTTTCACCGCAGCGTAGTGCGCGAGCTCCGCGTCGATTTGCTCCTTCGACGCGCCGGACTGTTCCAGGATGAGCCGGAGCTTCTGCTGCTCGATGGCGATTTCCTGCTTCGCGACCGCGAGAGTGTCGTGCTGCGCGGTATCGATGAGCTTGTGGAACTCCAGAATTTTGAGCTGGTTCTCGTTCTGCGCTTTGAACTGCTCGTCGTTCAGCGCCTGGATTTTCGTCCCGGAATTGACGCGGAGCTCGGTGATCTTCGTTTCGAGTTCGTCGACTTTCGCGAGAGCGTTCAGCCGGGCTCCCTCTTGCTTGTCGGCGTCCTTTGGTGTGGCGGCTTTTGTTTTGGCTTCCGCAGCCTTCGCGACCGCTCCCTTCGCGGCCTCGAGACCGCGCTGGACGATGGCAATCTCTTCCTCGCTGTCGGACAGGACCGCGGCACGTTTCCGCTCGAAGTACTCGTGGAGCGACATCTCGCCGGCGTCATACATTTCCTTGTCGACTTGCTCGGTCTGTTTCGCGTAGGCGCGGTGGACGGCGAGCTCGTCCTGGAGTTGTTTCTCGAGCAGCGAGAGCGCAGCCTTCGCCGCGGCGTCGGTCGGCGCGGAGGAGTCGATCGGCGGAGCGGGTTTCTGGTCCCCGCGGAGCCGCTTGATTCGCTCCTGCTGCCTTTTTTTCTCTTCTTCGTCTGACGGGAAGAGAGAATCGTAGATTTTCTTCTGCTGTGCCTTGGCATCGTCGTCGATGGCCGCGAGCCGAGCGACGAACTCCTTCGTCGCGTTGTCGGTAGCGGTCGCGAGCTGCACACTGGCGGCGCCGGCCGCCCCCGCGGTCCCGCCGGTGATGTACCCGCCGATGGCGGCGAACGTGGTCTTCGCGAACTCCTTCGTGTGGTTGAACGCGAAATCGAAGACTTCCTCGACTTCGGCCGCGGCGTGGCCCGCGGTTGCGCCGACGGAGAGCAGGCCGAACGCTACGGCTTTGATCGCCGTCCCCGCGGTCTTTCCCATATCTTTGAACGCGCCGCCGGCGCCGTCATCGCCGAGAGCTTCTAACAACGCATCACCGACATCGGAGATCGCCGGCAGCATGCCAGCTTCGAACTGCGTCGCCATCCCTTTACCGGCGTCGCTCAGTTCCTGCAGCGAGGCCTTCGCTGCACGGAAGGAATCGGTGGTGTCCTGGTCGAGGAGCAGTCCGAGCTTCCTGACCGAGGCGGTGATCTTGTCGAACCCCTCGCCAGCTATCGCGTTCGCCACGGGGATGATGTCGGTGCCGGCCTTCTGCCCGAAGATCGCGGCCGTCACCGTGGTTTTCTGGAACCCCTTCTCCATCTGCCCGAGCCGCGTGGTCACGAGCGCGAGCATCGCGTCCGGCTTCAGGCCGATAAAATCCTTCTGCGAGATCCCGAGCGCTTTAAAACTGAGCGCCGCTTTCCCGGACCCCTGCTGGAACTCGGTGATAGAGCGCGCGGCTTTGATGAGCGCCTTGTCGACACCCTCGGTGGAGACGGCTACTTCTTCGGCGACGTGATGGAACACAGAGAGCGTCTGCGTGGACAGGCCGGTCTTGTCCGCCATCTTCCCGATGTCGATAGCGGAGTCGAACGCCTCCTTCCCGATTCGGCCGAGCTCGAGCGCGCCGGCGGCCAGGACGATGCCCTCGAAGGCCTTCTTGAGAGAGAGACCGGAGCCGGCCGTCTCGTCCTGCTGCTTCTTCAGGTTCTTAAGTTGGCTGGTGAGCTCCTTGATGGCGGCAGACACGCCGGTGTCTTCGGCGGTCAGTTTTACTTTGATTTCAGGAGCATCGGCCATCGGTTAACTCCGTAGAATCCGCGGGAGCGCCGGCGGATCTGTCTTCTTTCGTTGGTGCGGAGCCAGCGCGCTCCACACGAGCAATTCCATTTCGTAGTTCCGCCGCGCGCCGGCTCTCAAATACTCGAGAAACGCGAGCAAGAGATCCCGCAGCGGCCACTCGAAGATTTCGCGAACCCGGCCGGCGTCGTGGCGAGCGACCTCGCGAATCATCGGCGCGAAGTCTCCGAGGTCGACGGAGCCACGTTCTTTGTAAGGGGGACCTTTGCGCTCCGGCTCGAAGATTTCTGGGAAGTCTCCGATGATGGTGCCCCGAACGAAAAAAAACCGATGACGAACCCGACGATTTCTTTCTGCATTGCGGTCTTCTCGACGATGTCGGTGATCGCCGCGAAGCGCGCCGCGTTGTCGTCGGCGTCCTTGCGGCTCCACACCTTTCCTTCCTCGGTGAGACAGCCTGCCAGGATGTGGTGCTTTCTGCCGGCGAGCAGGATTTTAGTGAGGAGTTCTTCGGCGCGCTTTTCCGGCGAGCGTTTGACACCGTCGAGTTCGCCGAGGATCTCGACCGCGCCTGAGGCCCGGATGTGCGCGAGGATGTAGTCGTCTTGGCTTGCGGTGAGAGTTTCTGTGATGCTGTGGAACTTCCTTCCGTCGAGCGTGATGGTTTCTAGCATTTATCCTCCGGGACGGGATCGCCGCCCGCTAACTGCGATGAAGGGGAGCTGGCAACAGACTCCCCCTCTGCACCTCTAGCACCCCTTCTTCCCCGGTCGCCGGGGCGCCAAGCGCTAGAAGAACGTGTACAGGTAGTACGGCGCCGCCGGGTGGTTCGCAGTGTCGTCGAGGATCTGCCCGTCGAGCGTCCAGTTCCCGTAGTCGTCCGCGATGAGACCGATCTGGCCGTTCGGGTTCAGATTGGCGCGCCAGATATCGCAGCCGATTTTTTGACCGTCCACCGGGCCCGGTATGAAAACAACATGCCCCTGCTGGTGCGGAACGGTAATGCCGGCGACCTGATCGAAAGCGCCCAAGAGCGTGTGATAGGTGATCGTGACGATGAAACCCGCCACCACGCCGGAGGTCGATGGAATATAAATCGTTCCGGTCACAGGGTCGGACACAATGTAATCGGTGCCGGCCACGAGGGTGACGGCGTTCTGCACCAGCACTGGCAGAGTCCCCGAGTTGTCGATGTTCGGATTCGCGGTACGGAAATACCGCCCCTTCGCGTTCGCGGCCTGCGCGACGCTGATGAGCGTCTCCAGCGTGAACGTGGAGACGGTCGTCGCAAGAGACGTCTTCCCCGCGGACATCGCGACGATGGCCATGTGGTCGGAAGAAAAGTCCGTGCCCGTGATGCTGATTTTCGGAACGCGTTTCTTCACCGCCGTGGCAATCAGCGAGACGCTTTTGTTCAGCGACTGGTAGAGCTCGGCGATGTCGTCCTTCACGTCGAGCTCGAACTTGGTGCAGTTCCCGAGATGCCGCAGGCCCGTGGGGAGTCCGTTCGCGTCAAAAATATCTAACAGGATCGAACCCTTTCCGAGCATGGGGACATGGGGAATCGGATATTTGAGTCCTGGCATTGTGTCCTCCTAAGACTTTGAAGTCGGATCGAGCCTGCTCGTCCGGTACCTGATGGTGATGCTCCACTTCGCCGCGGCGACCGGAGTCGTTCCCTCTTTCGAGGCCCACACCGTTCTGCCTTCCTCTACACCGCTCGCGAGACCGCCGAACTGCTCGTCCGCTCTCACCGCGGCCGCGGCCCACACGAGCACGGGATCTAGCGCCGCATCCGGTGGGACGCTGGTCGAGCCCTGCGCCCGGCATTCCAGCGCCACAGATAACTGCCGCTCGGTGAGCGGAGCCTTGTAGGTCTGACCTGCAAGAGGTTTCGGGGCTTCGTCGTCCGCGTAGACCATGATGGCCGGCAGCGAATCGACCTCGATGGGCCGAGTTCGTTCCCGGTGAACAGTGAGTCCCGCGGGACTCCCGGAGCCGCCGGCGGAGAGAGCCGTCACGAGCGCAACCATGATTTGTTCGCGAATCGAGGTCATCGCCGTCCTTCAGAATTAAGTGAGCGTCACGCCTTGCGGGGTGTTCTGTTGGTACCAGACACCGTTGTAGGCGATGAACTCGATGCTGCTGGCCACGGCCGCCGCGAACGTGGCGGTCAACTTCGAGCCGTTGATTTTGTTGGCCGGCGTGGTGACCACGTGAGCGAAAGCGGTCGTCGACAAAATCGCCAGATGCTTTCCGTCGTCTCCGACTCCGGGTCCGCCCGGCGTGGGAGCGGCGAGGGTCAGTGCCGCCGCGGAACCCATGGTGATGATCGCGAGGCCTTCGACGATTCCGATAGCGCCCGATGCCGCTTCGACTTCGATCTTGTCGCGCTCGCCCTGCTGCAGAGCCGCTATGGCCGCATCGATCTTGTCGAGATTGTCGTCTTCAGTCGGCTGTCCGCCCACCGCTCCGTCCTGAACGTTCGTGCCATAGGCCGTTTTCGTCAAACCGATCACTGCTGTTTTCGCCATTTCTTTCCTCCTCTTCGAATCAAAAAAACAAAACCTAAGCGCTCCACGACGAGACCGAATCGTCGAAGACTCCTGCATACAGAGCCTGGCCCACTCCGTTGATTCGCGCGTTTCGATTCGTCCAGTACTGCAGGAGAAACGCCTTGATGTTGGCCGTCGCCAAGCCCACGGGAAAGGAAAACGTGGCCTGCTCTTCCTGCACACTGCCGTTTTGAATGGCCGTATTCTCGGCCACGCTCGCACTCGCCCAGACGCTGCCGCTGACCTGCGCTTTCGCTCCGCTGGTGATGGGAAACCAGAACGCGCAGGACACGTTCAGCATGATGTTCTCTGCGGCTGCGCCGAGGATGATGATTTGCTTCGCCATTTTTTACGCTCCTGCTCCTACCAAAGCCCGCGGCCCCGCACCGCCCGCTCCCTTGAACGTGGCGTACACAATGGCCCAATCGCTTGTGTCTCCGGTATAGGTGGCCGTGTATGTCCCGCTTGAAGAAACGATTTTGTATTCGTCGTGCTCGCTGCCTTCGGAAATACCCGCAGTCCATCCACTGCCAACCACTGGGTTGCCTGAGTTGTTGACGCCGTAGGCGTAGAGAAGTTCGTTAGCAGAAAGGGTCGTGGCGGGGTTGCTGGCGATGGATGCCCCCGTTCCGTTGGTGGCCGCTGGAGCCTGGTCTAGTGGGGCTATCGGATCAAGACCAGAAAACTCATGAAGAAGAATTCTCTGAAAAGCGGCCGTACCTGGACCAGCATACGCAATCAACGCTTGGGTCGATCCAGTGGCGTTCAAGTTCTTGACGTACCAAAGGTACATCACCGTGTGATTGCCACCTATGTTGGCGTAGAACGGTCCAATCGCTGTTGACCAGACATTCCCTAAAGTGTCAGAAATAGTGCAGGTTTCACTGCTAGCCCCGGCTAGATTGGTGCCAAAAGAGAATGAGCACAAAAGCAGATTCCCCTTGGTGACGTTCGCAAAAGCGGATGAATTCGTACCGTTCGCCCCGAATTGTTGAACGTGCGAGATCATCAGACTTCCACGTACGTCAGGCAGCCGCCGACGGCGACGGCTCCCGAGAGATTGATGTCCAGTGCTTCGCCGGACACCGTTTGAAAAATTCCGACCGGGCAAAACGACTCGACCCATCCGCCGTTCGCCGCGAGGTAGAACAAGCCCGTTAAGTCGGTTGGCGTGACGTGCGACTGAAACTTCACGTTCACCGCACCGTTTGCCACGAGCGATAGGCGAAGGACGCGGATTCTCTTTCCACCGACCGCCGCCACTACGTTGGTGACTCCCGATGAAGAGGCGACGATGGTCGCGAACTTCGGCGTGAGCGCCGTCGTGCCGTTGAAGATCGTGCTCGTTTCCTGCGGACTCGACGTCTCGCCGATGAGGTTCGTTCCGGCCGGGATCGCCGGGAGCGATGCGAGAGAGACGGGAGACGTAACGCCGGAGGGATCTACTTTCAGCGCGTTTGTGAGCGCTGGCTGATCCGTGGCGAGAACCACGCGCTGCGTGCCCGCGGACTTGGTGCCGGAATTCGTGTCGACAGCGGTCCCGCCAACCTGAGATTGATTTACCTGAACTTTCGCCGCCGTGACCGCGCCCGCAACCGTCGCGAGATTTCCTCCCGCTTCTAGCGCGAGAGCCGACGTGTTGAGGTTTGTTCCGGCATTCGCCGTGACCGTGCCGCTCACAGGCTGCGTCGCTTGCCAGAACGTGCCGGTGACAGTGAGGCCTGCGACCAGTTTGTCGTAGATCGCCCGGAGCCATCCACGTATGCCCGTTCCTGCAATCACTGGCGGCGCCGCGCCGTCAGTTCCTAGACTCGCTTCCGTCGCCGCGCCCGCGGGAAGTGGGAGAGATGCCGCCGAAACGGGAGACGTAACGCCGGAGGGATCTACTTTCAGCGCGTTTGTGAGCGCTGGCTGATCCGTGGCGAGAACCACGCGCTGCGTGCCCGCGGACTTGGTGCCGGAATTCGTGTCGACAGCGGTCCCGC